TGTAAGTGTGGAATACAGGGGTTTAGGGCAGGGAAAGAAGTTCTCGAGCTGCAATGGGTCAACTCGCTCGTCAATAATCTTGCCCAACGACTTGGAAAGCCATAAGACTTTGCCGGTTTCTTTGTCCCAAACTTCATAAATGACGGCTTCATATACGCCATCCATTGGCTTGTAGGAGTTTTTATCGTCTTGTGGTTTAGTGTCTAACGGGATTTTGTAACCAAGTTCCTCACCAAATCGCTCGACCAGCGCAGGCCTTGACATATAGACCTTGCGCCATACTGCAGTAACTTCTTCCCATGTCCTAGCGCCTGGGGTATGCCCAAATTCTTTCCAATGGACATAATCGACTGGAGCGCACTCGTACTCAATTCTTTCAGGGTTCTCATTTGCTTCTCCTTCTGGGGTCTCTGATTCGTCTGAATCTTCGGTAACTTGGAATCCATCTTCGGGTTCGCCTGGCTCGTCTATTGCAAAATGCGGCTCGTATCGTACCCAACTAACACCACGACCACCTAAAAGACGGTCTAGTACTGCGTTGTTCATTGCTGACTTGTAATCACCATAATGCTCAATCTCGAATTCCAAAGCTCGCTCTAGCATTGTTGAGGCTACACGGCCTATAGGGTCATTGTCTCTAAATCTGCGGCTAACATCGGGGCGAGGCAGTCTAGCAAATATGGCTGGTTGGATTGTCTGGACATTTGACCAAAGAATATTAAAACGAGCATTAGGGTTGCGGTCATAACGACTATCGTCTTTGTACTTCTTAACAATTCGGTCTGCTCTCGCCTCCCATCGCTTATATTGGCGCTCATATCCTGAGATTGTCTTGTACCAATCCTCGTATGTGTGGTCTACCGTAGCTTTGTCGTTTGCCATAATGTTGCCTTAATGTTGAAGATTTTGGCGAAATGTTGTCTTATTTTACCTAAAGTTAATACCTTTGGTTCATTTTTGTCTTAGTTTCTTTCCAAAGCTCGTTAATCGTTACATCGGTTTGACCGACAAAGACTCCTTTAATTGGCTCGTCTTTGGTAACTATCTTTGCTTCTTCCTTCCATACAATAGACAGATACCTAAAGGCGTCTGCTCCATGTGAAGTCCAATCATGGCGAGGTTTATCTCTAAAAACCTTTTTGTCCTCGTCATATTCTCGCTGATATTGCCTTAGACACTCAATCCCATCCGTACATTTACGGTCAAACCATGCACGAGTTAAGGCCAATCGGCTCGCTTGTATTCCATCTTGTAGCTTTAGATTTGGGGTTATCTTGATGGACTTTAGGGGTATCTTATCGCCTAATTGCTCGATGACTGACCGATTACTAGATAGGGTTTTGGCTCTAGCATCGTGGGGTAAATAGTGATAGCCGTACTTATAGCCTCGCTCTGCTTCCCTGCTTTGGATGATTCCAGCATAAAAGGCCACACCTTGACCGTTGGAGGAATGATAGTCAAGTAAACGAATCTCACCGAATACCACTTGAAACCACCATATTGCCGTATCGTCTGAGTACCCTAAGTCCCATGCGGTATGGACAGGGAATAGGGGGTCATGCTCTACCTCGGTGATTCGCCTCTGGTCTGTGAGTTGGCGCATCTCTTTGCCGTAATAAGCGCCCAATATAGCGGACTCAAAATCGCACTCGAACTCTTGAAGATATTGGTCTTGCGACATTGTCTTTGCAGCATCGTCAAGCTCATCTTGTGGCAGTATTCCCGTTTGGCTAGCTCGTAAGACCTTGACATACCAATCGTCACTTTTTACCCCTGTTTGATACATTTCCCAAAAAGCATTATGTCCCTTTGGAGTCCCAATAAAAGTGGCAGACCCCTTGCGGTCTGTCAATAACGGCCTCACGACAGCGCCCCAAATAGATGGCTTCATGTCAGCGTATTCGTCCATAACTACGGAATCCAGGAAAATGCCTCGGAGACCGTCTGGCGAATCAGCGCCATATAGCCTAATTCTCGCCCCGTTGATTAACTCGACCCACAACTCGGATTGATTGGCTTTGGCGAGTACCGGCTGAGAAAAGTGCAGCAAGTAGTCCCATGCAATGTTTTTGGCTTGGCTATAGTAAGGAGCAATATAAGCATATCGCCCGTTTTCTTTGCCATCGGTTAAGGCTTTATATATCAGGTCATTGATACAGAGTACCGTCTTACCACAGCGTCTATGGGCTACGATAACCGACCAGCGCTGTTGTCTATCATGGAAATCTTCGAATACTTCCCTCGGCCTATAGTCAAGCTCTACCTCTAGGACAGGTTCGCTCATTTTTTCCAGCTAATGACCATGCGTTGAGGGGCTGTCTTATCTCCAACGACCTCAGTCCTGGCTAATTTGGGGACATGATACTCACTCACCGCCATAAGGCAGTCAAAAGCTACTTTAGGGCCATGTTTAGGGTCTGCTGCTATCTGCTCTATCCATTCCTGCATACGCTCGCTGTTACCGTCTACGAATGCTGCAAAGGCCTCTCTCGCCTTAGCTGTGGACTTGTTGGGTACACCGGCAGGGCGACCCATTCCAGCCCTTGGAGGCTTGTATTTAGCCTTGGGCTTGGCTGAAATAGAAGAATCTTCTAATTTAGTATTTGCCATGTCATAACCCCTTGATTCGTATATCCTGAGTATATATCAGAATGAATAATTAGAAAAGTTTTCATTTTCTTGACCTAGGTCAATTATTTGATGTAACAATGTGCTACAGTAGAGCCGTAGTAAGTGATGACCATTAATTGATGACTATAGGAGAAGTAACCATGAGTAAGCAAGTACAGCAAGAAGCAATCCAAGAGTTAACCAACATTCTCAACTCTATACCCACAGATACCATCTATACAGTCTTACGCCATGTAAGCAATTCAGGTATGCAGAGGGAAATCTCTATCCGTATGTTAGACGCTGGTCGCATTATTAGTCTTGATTGGCTTGTGGCTACTGCTACAGGTCGTAGGATTGGGAAACATAACGGCCTAGTTGTTAAGGGGTGTGGCATGGATATGGGATTCCATTTAGTAGACCAGCTCAATAGCGGTTTTGTCCAAGGTAGTAAATTTCGCCACGAATGGATTTAATCATGTACACATCAGGCGGAAAGGTATTTCACACCATGGCGGAGGCTGTAGCTTATGCCAATTTTATCCATAAAGTCAGTCGAATCATTGTCTCCGTTGAAAGGGTCTAATCATGAAGCTCTATATCGCCAAAGGGTACAACTCATATACGAATAACCAGCTCACCAAGGCTTTCAGTAGTGAGGCTGAGGCTAGTCAATTCCTTAATGGTTTGACTGACCCCAAATTACAGGTTATTTCCTACAAATCGACCATTGATTTAGTCAATGATTTACTGAAAGCGGCCTAACCATGAAAAACTATCAAGCCTTGATTCTATTGGTTCTCGTGTTCATTTTAGCACAAATTGGCTTTTATTTAACAGGTAAAGGAATAATTTAATTATGAATACAGCACACACTATCACCTATCACCGCAAGCCTACAGCGTGGGAGATTAAATTCGGAGAAGGTGCAACGCATTACAAAGATTTTGACCGTAGCCAATGCACCAAAGCAAACGGAGGCCGTAAAAAATGGCTAATTTGCCCTGTTGATGGCTTGCGTTATTACTACTAAGGATTTATATGACACTCAACGAAATCAAATCAGCAGTAGAGGCCGGACAATCTGTCCATTGGGCAAATGATGGCTATTCAGTCATAAAAGACAAAATAGGCCAATTTTTAATCATATTTAAGACGAATGAGAGCTGCATAGGCCTGACATGGCGAGATGGCATCACATTAAACGGAAAAGAAGCAGACTTTTACATTAAAGGGGAATAAACCATGACTACTAAGAAACTACCAGCCAAAAAACTGACACAAGCCGAGCAAATCTCTAAATTGGCGATGAATATTGCCATTCTGGAGCAGTCTTTATATATGGCATACGATGATTATGACGAAATGTTCTCAGTCTTACAGTACATCTTAAAAGACCTGGACTCGGACAACTTTAGCAAGTATCAAGTTCGCAATGCTTTAAAGGCGGTGCGCTCTCTTATGCTCCACAATCAAACCATGATGATGGACTGTGCCGGTCTAGAGTACTAATGCGGACAGTCTTTGGCAATCTTCAAGTGAGGGCAGTTTTTACCCTTCATGGAGTGCAATATATCAAACTGACCAGGATGACGGCTCAACGGTTAGGGTCTGATTCCTGGTTTTACTTTGGATTAGATGAGAGGGTTATTAAATGAGTTTTGACCTTAAATCCTGGCGGCTTAGGCTAGGCCTAACGCAAGAGAGTGCAGCCGACTTGCTAGGAGTTCACAGGGTGACAGTAGCCAGGTGGGAGAGTGGCGCTTGTGCCATGCCTAAACTGCTAGGGATGGCCTGTCTTAACTATGAATCAATGCTAAAACAAAAACAGGGTTTAGGGGTCGACCTCAAATCTACAAAGTAAAATTACGCAATGTCAGGGTCATGGATTTTATTCATGGCGGTAAGTAACGCAGCCTTGCGCTTCATCCGTTCATTGGTCTTTTTGTTCAGAATGTCACCTTTACCGCCTACAGCTAACTCTTGTGGTTTTGGCTTCATACGCTCTTTTACTTGCTTTTCAAGGGTTGACTCATGTTCTGGTCGTAACATGGCATCTTTTTTCTTGTAATTTCTGCTCATTGGGGTCATTACATATCCTTCATCTTTGAGGCAATCATTTCTTTACGGGTAGGCTTGGCGGTCTTGGCTGACTCTGTGAAGTCTTTAGCCGTTGGAGCGCCTTTGCTACCTGGTTTGTTCATCTTTTCGCCTGAACCGGCCTTAATCCTAGCCCTTTTTCGGTGAATATTTGCATAAAGTCCGTCTTTCATTAGCAACTCCATCTTTTTCGTGCTGCTTTGCCTCGTTCCCCTGTCCATCCTGCTGACCTTGCACAGAAACTGTCATGCCTTGCGCCACTTGACTGGGGTGCTTGTAAATTAGCGTTATTCTTGCGGTTATAAGCCGCCCTGCCTTTAGCTGTCATTCCTGCGCCTTCTTCAGCTGGCAAGTAATTACGGCCTTTACCCTTTGTTGTCTTAGGTATTGGCTTGTCGTGCTTCTCTACTGCTGCACGAATTTGGTCTTTACGACTCACTTCGCTCACCTAAAAAGCGCCCGTAGGCTTCTTCTAGCTTGGCCTTGCGTTTGCCCTTGGCATTGTCTCGCTCAACATTGAG